CTTCGGCGTTGCAGCGCGAAGCGTTCGAGGAGCCTTGTTTCGATGATTAAGGAGATCGATTCGCTTCTTCGGTCGTGGGCACTGGATCTGCATTCGGATCTCTCAAGCGGAGGTCTCGCAGGTGGGAATATGGTCGCCATGATGATGGAAACCAATGGTCAACTAATTCGGGGGCGACGTGCTTTCCGTGCGCCGCTGGAGAGCTCGTTGGACATGGAGCTGATCGTGAACAAGCATCTCGCGCCCGAGCTGGTAACGGTTGTGCGAGAGCATTACTGCACGCTCGATGTAGATATGCGTTCGCGGTACGCCCATTGCGGTTGCGGCCGCGATACGTATTACCAGCGCTTGCACGACGCGCACCTTCAGATCTTCGGTGTGATGATGGGGATGGCTGCGTGACCCCAGGCACTGCTCCCGCTATTGCTGTCCCACTGGCCCGACTTGTCTCGCTGCGTTTCGATGCAGTGGGACAGGTGCGGGCCTTGTCGTTGTTGGGCTGTCCCACCGTCCCGCTACAAAGTGCCTCCCGCCCGTGTAAGCGTAGCGGGCAGCAGTACGCGCGTTTCACGCGCATGCGTGTTCTTTAAATTTCCTCCTTTACACGAGAAAGGAGAAAGATAAGTAGGACAGTGGGGCGAAGCCCCGAATTTAGGCGCTCTCAGGCGTCCCACTTCGATTCTAGAAAGTGGGACAAATGGGACACCGCTGAAGCAACAGAATGCCGTGTTGGTGTATTCACCGACATTCGCTAGGCGTTCACCCTGCGTTACCCACTTATTCACCGGGTGGCATTAAAACAGGGTTGCTGCCACCGGAATCGACCTGTAAAAAGTAGTCATCTTCGATAGGTGCGACCGCAGAGAGCGGCAGGCACCACACCACCAAACCCGGCCATTGCGCCGGGTTTTTGCGTTTAGGGGTTGGCGATGACAAACGAGCAACAAGCGCTGGCAGAGATGCCAATCTGGTTAGTGATCGTCCTGGCCCTGGTCGGCGGCGTATCGGGGGAAATGTGGCGGGCCGATAAGGACGGGGCGCGGGGCTGGGCGTTGTTGCGCCGCCTCGCGCTTCGATCCGGTGCCTGCATTGTCTGCGGGGTGTCAGCGATGATGTTGATGATCGCCGCCGGCATGACGATCTGGACGGCGGGCGCCTTGGGGTGCCTGACGGCAATGGCCGGTGCTGATGTTGCCATCGGCTTGTATGAACGCTGGGCTGCCAAGCGGCTGGGCGTTTCGGAGTCGGCATCGACCGACCGAAGCTAGGTCGGCGGCCGGGTGGGGGGCGCCATTTTTCCGGGTCCTCCCTGAGGGCCGCCCCCTACACGGGTTAGCGAACTCGCGGGATCTCTGCAGCTGAGAATTTTGCAGTGATGTCCGTCTTTTCAAAGGATTAGATATGGGCAGGACAGTTAGCAAGGCCGACTTAAGCGAGATCATCGGCCGTGATGAACGCACCCTGACCCGTTGGCAGAACGACGGCATGCCCGTAATGGAGTTCGGCATCGGGCGGGGCAAGGAAAATCAGTACGACACCGAAGCCGTGATCCAGTGGCTGATGCAGCAGGCCTCGCTCAACGGAAAGAAGGAATCCTCCCGCGACCGGCTTGACCGTAACCGTGCCGACCGCGAAGAGCTGGCACTGGCCAAAGACCTGGGCGAAGTTGTCATCGCTAAAGAGCTGATAGAGCGGTTCGAGGCCATGATCATCGCCGCCAAAGTAGAACTACTTAATTCACTCCCAGACGATTTAGCCGCTGATCTCTCGGCACGCTATGGCGTGGAGGTTGACGAGCAACTGATTCGGGATCCCATCGAAGCCATATTGAGGAGGCTGTCTGACTATGACGTGGATGATGCCTCGTCAGATGGAGATTTTGACGAACCGGACGATCCGGAGGGCTTTAAAGAAGACGGCGACTAAGGCGCTGCGCAGCGCTTGCCGCAAGTGGGCGCCACCGCCGCGAATGAGCATTATCGAGTGGGCGGAAAAGTACCGCTGGCTCGCGCCGGAAGAGGCTGCTCGTCCTGGTAAGTATCGGTTTGACGTGACACCGCACCTAACCTGGCCGGGCGGGCCGCTGGAGGCGCTGGACGATCCGGCGGTTAGCGAGATCGTTGGCCGCAAATCCGCGCAAGTGGCCTGGACATCCGGCGTATTAGGCAACGCACTGGGCAAATGGATCGACATCGATCCGTCGCCGATTCTGGTGCTATTCCCCAAGGCTGAAGCCGCCAAGCAGTACGTCGGTGAAAAACTCGAACCGATGATTGAGGCCACGCCACGACTGCGCAAGAAAGTCGACTTGCGTAGTCGCAAGTTGCAGCAGCGTCAGGACTTCAAACGCTTCCCCGGCGGCTTTCTGAAGATGGTCGGCTCCAACAGTCCGGCCAGCGTGAAATCCACGCCAGTGCCGCGAGTAGCCATTGAGGAGCCTGACGACTGCAACCTCAACCTACGTGGCCAAGGTGACAGCATCAAGCTGGCCAAGGAGCGACTGAAAACCTTCCGTCGCTCTAAGATCATCATCGGTGGGACACCGACCATCAAAGGCCTGTCGGCGATTGATGCAGAGCTGGAACTGTCGGATAAGCGTGTTGGCTTGGTGCCGTGTCACGAGTGCGGCCAGGAACATGCGCTTAGCTTCGACAACCTGCACTGCGATGAGGATCCGGGGTATCTGCACGAGGTATACGGCAAGAAGCGGCCGGAGAAAGCGTTTTACTCCTGCCCACACTGTGGTGCGATCTGGGACGATAACCAGAAGAACGCTAACCTCAAGTACGGACGTTGGTCGGCCACGGCTGAGTTTCGTGGGGTTGCTGGCTACATCCTCAACGAGCTGTATGCAACGTTTTGGGGATCGCGCTTTGAAGAGTTGATGAAGAAACAACTCAGCGCGGAGCACGAAGCATCAAAAGGCAACATTGGCCCGATGATCGCCTTTGTCAACAGCAACAAAGGTGAAAGTTACGAGTATCAGAGTGACGCGCCGAAGACCGATGAACTGGAGAAACGCGCCGAGCCCTACGCTGAACTGACAGCGCCCAAAGGTGTGTTGTTGGTCACCGTGGGTGTCGACGTGCAAGGTGACCGCCTGGCATTGGTCATCACCGGGTGGGGGCGTGGTGAAGAGTCATGGCGGCTCTATTGGGGTGAGCTTCATGGCAGTCCTATCGATCCGCATGATGCTGTCTGGCAGGAGCTGGACCGGATGGTCTCCCGGCCGATTCCCACCGAGGGCGGCGCCCAACTGGCGGTGTCGGCGGTAAGTATCGACAGCTCCGACGGCAACACCAGCGATGCGGTGTACACATACGTCAGGGATCGTCAGCGCTACAACGTCATGGCTATCAAGGGTGCTTCCAAGGACAGTGCTGACAAGGAGATTTTCACCAAGCCCTCGCAATCGGTAGACACCTCGCAGGACAACACCAAGGCCGCTAAGTACGGCCTGCGAGTCTTCATCGTCGGCACCCACAAGGCTAAGACTCTGATCGACGGTCGACTTCGGCTGAAAGGCGCAGGGCCTGGCCGAATGCACTGGTACAGTGAGATCCGCTCGGACTACTACGAGCAGCTCACCAACGAAGTGCTGGCGCCGCACCCGCGCAACCCAAGCAAGATGGTTTGGCAGAAAAAGGCCGGACGGCGCAACGAAGCGCTCGACTGCGAGGTGTACGCCTTGCATGCGGCGCGCAGTTTAAAAACCCATCTGCTGCGCGATCACGAATGGGACCAGTTGGAGCAGCAACAGCTACAGCCAACTCTGTTCACCAGCGAACAACCGGTCGCACCGGTACCGCGCCGAGCCGTCGCTCGTGGGCGGGGCACCCGCAGTCGCGCGGGCTACTAGGAAAACAAACATGACAGACGCACAACAGCGCCTCGCGGAAGTCCGGGCGGCGATCTCTGACGTCCTGAAGAAAGGCCAGCGCTTGCGTCGTGCGGATCGCGAACTGTATCGCGCCGAGTTGAACAGCCTTCGCCTTCTTGAGCAGCAATATGCCAAAGAGGTCGCGCTGGAACAGGCCCAACAACAGGGACGCGGCCGTAACCGCATCTCCTACATGAAGATCTGACTATGGGATTTTTTCGAAAAGACCCGGCCGAGTTGCTGATGCGTGAGGCGATCAAGCTCGCCAAGTCGGCAAACGAGGCCCGACCTATTGTCGCTCAAGGTGGCGGGGGTGGTGTTGAGACGCGCTGGCGCGGTGCCTCCCGCGTGCTGCGCAGTATGGCCAGCTGGATACCCGGCCTCGGCAGCCCGCGACGCGACCTCGACCAAAACGAGCGGCGCATGTTGGTGGCTCGTTCGCGGGATGCCATGCGCAATCACCTGATCGCAAGAGCGGCGATCACTCGCCTGCGCACCAACGTAGTCGGCACCGGTCTGGTCTGCCGTTCGCAGATTGATCACGCGGCGCTCGGTTTGAGTGAGGAGCAGGCCGAGGACCTCAATACCCAGCTCGACCGGCTCTGGTCGTTATATGCCGATGATCCACGTGAGTGCGACGCGGAAGCGACGCTCAATCACTACCAACTGCAGGCCCTGGTCATGGTCTCGTCGATGGTCGGTGGCGATGTATTGATTGCCAGCCCCGACGACGAACGTCCCGGCTGCGTGTTCAGTACACGGCTTCAACTGATCGAGTCGGATCGGGTATGCAATCCGGCTGGACAGCTGGATAGCGCGAACCTGGTGGACGGCGTCGAATTCGACAGACTCGGCGCTCCGTTGGCTTATCACGTATGCACCGGTTACCCGAACGAGTTCACCGCCGGCCAAGCGCTGAAATGGGAGCGTTTGCCAGCTTTCGGTGAAGCCACTGGCAGACGCCGAGTCATGCACGTCATGGCCGACAAGGAGCGCCCAGGGCAGAAGCGAGGCGCGCCGTATCTGGCCCCGGTGCTGGAGCCACTGCAGAAACTGGAACGCTACAGCAGCGCCGAACTGATGGCGGCGGTGATCTCGGCCATGTTCACCGTGTTCATTAAGAAGACCAACGACTTTCAGGTCGGAAACCTGCCGATGACCGCCTTGGCGAACGAAGGCGGCGGTCCTGGTGGCGATACCACGGGAGATGGCGAACTCGCCTTGGGCGAGGGCGCGATTGTCGACCTAGGGCAGGGCGAAGAGCCGGTCATTGCCAACCCGGCCCGGCCCAACGCTCAGTTCGATCCATTCTTCACCGCCGTGGTCAAGGAGATCGGCGCGGCTTTGGAGCAGCCAATGGAGGAACTGCTGCTGCACTACAGCAGCAGTTACAGCGCGGCCCGTGCGGCGATGCTGCAGGCGTGGCGGTTTTACAGCCTGCGCCGTTGGTGGCTGATCTGCGACTTCTGCCAGCCCAGCCGTGAACTGCTGATCGACGAGGCGGTGGCGCGTGGATTTATCCAGCTGCCCGGCTATGCGGACCCGGCAAAGCGCAAAGCTTATTGCCAAGCGATCTGGATCGGACCGGCCCGTGGCGCCATCGATGAGTTGAAGGAGGCCAATGCCGCCGGCAAGCGCATCGAAATCGGCGTCAGCAACGAGACGCTGGAGACAGCCGCGATGACCGGCGAGCCGTGGCAGCAGGTGTACCGGCAACGCGTGCGCGAAGTCGAACAGCGCCGCAAGGATGGCCTGCACACGCTACCCAAAGGGCGCGAACAGGAAACACCACCCGATAACCCCAACGAGGAATAACCATGCCCCGCGCATTCGAGCTGGCTGCCTCGCAGCCTTGGCTGATGCTGCCTGGCGCCCTAGAAAACCTGCTGACCATCGCAGACCGAATGGGCGACCCGGCGGCGTTGGAGACCCGCACCGGCATGCGGCTAGACAACAGCCGTACCGTCAGCGTGCGCAACGGGGTAGCGATCATTCCGGTGGTCGGCCCCGTGTTTCGCTACGCCAATCTTTTCACCGAGATCAGTGGCGCGACCAGCACCCAGGTGCTGGCGACTGACCTTCAAAAAGCGCTGGACGACCC